CTGGTAATGAAACCCAAGGTTGGTTAACAAAAATCATTGTATTAGTATATGTTGAGGATTCTTTTCTTGAAGAAGTAATCCTCTGAGCCATTCCCATACCCCATTTCTCAGATATAATTCTAGCGGTATGTTGATTACCACCCTTTCCATCAAAACTCATTTTACAAGGTATAGTACCTATTGAGTCCCAACAAAATAATATATCGTGAGGTAATTCTCCATTTTTTTGACCATCTAAAACTTCTGTTACATATTCAAAGGCTTGTTCAATGTAGTCAAACCCTAATTTATATAATAGAAATCCATCCCAATAACCAGTAACCTCACCAGTTGTTTCATCTATTTCCTCAACGTATTCAGTTTTTAACCCCATTTGTTTGGCGTGTTCAAAACTAAATTTTTGTTCAGTAATAATGAATATCGGTAAGATACCCTTTTTCTGGGCATCTACCGCAGCTTGTATAAGTGCGGTAGTTTTCCCAGTGTCTGAATGACCTAACATCATATTGATTTGTCCCATAGCGGGACCAGGTAACCCTGTAGCCTTCTGAAATGCTTCCCCTAAATCAAAGTACTTTTGTTCTTTGTACCTCTCAGCGGAGGAAAACTTTTTTCTTATAGAAGAAAAATCAGTTGTTTTTTTCTTAATTGGTTTCTTTGGCATAATAATTTACTTTTTTAAAATGGTAGTTCATCATCATTAGTTTCCAGTGTGGTTTCACTAACACCTGTACTGTCATTTTCTAACGTGTTCGTATCTACATCATTTTTAAGTAAATTAATTTCATCTTCTAATGATGCAGTTTCAGATTCTTCTTTTTCTTCTTCTGCAACGTATTTGGATAATCCCGAATCCCAAATAGGTGTCATATTTTTTGATACTATATCTAACCATTCAGTGGATTTTTTAGCGTAAACATCCCTAAACGTTTCTTCGTTATTAAACCAAGCGTTGGCTTTTTCAGTATCTGACGTTAATAGTGAGACATCATCAGCCATTATAGAACTAACAACAGAATGTCCTTTATCATTACGATTTGTGGTAATGATAATATCTCTACCCTCTCTAGCATCGGTAATATCCCCTTTTAGTTTAAATACCGGGATTAATTTATCCATTACTCCGTCTCCAGTCCACTTATGTTTAAATCTCCAAAACTTAACACCATCATCTTCATTATCTCTATCAATACCTTTAACAACGTACCATTTACGAGCAGTATATTCCTTTGCCATATCCTTGGCTTTTTTACTACCATCCATTTTTAAAGCTTCCTCTGCTTCACATAAAGGACAGTATCCCTCATCATTTAATTTATTACAATAAATTTTTTCATATCTATGGTTAACTTCCCTTTCATGTAGATGGATTTCCTGAAATGGGGAACCACCTTCTTTTCCTGTAAGGATTCTAAATGCTTTAGTTGTGTTGTTTTCACCCTTTCTAAGTTTTTCTGTGAAATACTTTTTTAACCTATCCTCATTGGATACCTTTGGTTTTTTACCTCCATCACTATTTTTTTCGTATTGCGATAAAATAGATTCTAATGTTGTTTTACTCATTATGTTTTTTTTAATTAATAAATTATTTTTTATAACTAAACAATTATAAGTATTTTTATTTAAAAAGTCAATAAGTATCTTAAATTAGTTTATGTATTTTGGGTATTTACGTTATTTCCCAAAAAAGTTTGAAGCGTCCTTGGACAATTTTTCGTTAGGGGTAATCTGTAAATTCTTTATAATATTTAATTTAGAGTCTTTAACGGCATTAGGATCATTACTGACAATATTTACAAAAGAATCTCTTAATGTTTTTTTAGGTATGGTTATTCGATCACCTATTAACGCTTCAGACCACCTAATTGTATCAATTTCTCCTACAGTAAAATCACCTAATGAAGTAGTACCATCCATCAAAGGGTTAAAATCTACAGTCCCCCTATCAACTATTAGTTTATTATTGCTTATCTTTATACCCCAAGTAGTTTTTGGTATCTTTACCAAATTTGTGTTCATTAAAAGTTTTTCCAATATTATATCTAAACCAATATTTAAGTTAGTTTCGAATAACTCATAATTACCTTTAATATCTGCACTCACCTCTATTAATTGATTCATTTTAAACAATCCGTCTGGGACATTAATATCTACATTAAAGGTTGCACCCCCACTAATATAATTAGCTGTTAACGTATCAACCTTAATTTGTGTTAATGTAATTTTTATAGTAATATTAAAATACCCCAAACCACTTCCCACATTTTCACTAAAAGACTCATCATATAATACACTTCCAACCTCTTTATTAAGTTCCCCATTAACCAATGGAATTATAATCTCTTGGATATCAGGTGTCTCAATGTACTCAGATATTAGTGTACTTAACTTAACACCATAATTTTCTGTTTTAGATTCGACTGCCTTTATAATATTTGACACAGCTCCTGCGAATTTATCTCCAAAACCATCCGTTTCACCTGTATTATACCCGAATTGTTGTAACGTATCGCTTAAATTTTTCACTGTTTCGACATTGCTCCATTCACCAAAAAGATAATCCCCCAACGATTTGGCAACTTTATCACCAAACCCTGGTTTTCCAGTATCATATCCCTTAGATGTTAAAAATTTTTGTATTTGTAAAAAATTCGGACCAGGTAAATTATCTTGTTCCATCAGTAACCTATCTCCTTTCTGAAAAGAATAGAGTCTCTTTATTTTATCCATTTCCTCCGTCAAAGATATTTTCATAGTTACAACTTAGATGTCCTCTTCGGTCATATCGTAATCAAATGATTGTCTTATATCAGAAGAGGTGTAATCATCTACTTCATTTTTAGTTATTACGTATTCCTCTTCATCAGTTCCTTCTCCTGTATCATAACCTTCTTTATCATCCCAATAATCTGTTAATTTAACACTATAAGGGAATGAATCCATAGACCTCATTTCTAATTTTTCCACAGGGGTAGGATTTCTTCTTTCAATTTCTTTTTCTAGTCCATCAATTTTTTCAATAACTTGATCCATACCAGTTACTTTATTTGATAACTCGCTAAAATTACCCATTAATTCCTCCATTTTGGATGTAAGTCCTTCAATTTCTGTTCTCGTTTCTTCTGCTTTATCAACTATATCTGTAACCTCAACTTCAACTGTTTCCTCTCCATCAGATTCTTCAGCTGGAAATTCATCATCAATCGGTATACCTTCACCTTCAGCGGCAAATGGATCAACTTCTGCAGGTATTTCTGTTGCAGCACCTTCTTCAGGTGTATCAAATGGATCAACTTCTGCAGCACCTTCTTCAGGTGTAGCAAATGGATCAACTTCTGCACCACCTTCTTCAGGTGTAGCAAATGGATCAACTTCTGCATCAGTATCTACAGGTGTATCAGCACCCGGTATTGGATCTTGCTCATATAAATTGACTGAATTATCAAACAATAAATTATCATTCTCATCATTCTCATCTTCTGGCATATAGAAAGTATACTCTAAAAGTTGCCTGTGTCGATTTAACTCTTCTTTTAATAGATTTTTTTTACTCATTTCAATCACATTAATAATTGTCTACCATCGGTAGTTTTATAAACTTTATTTACTCTCTCAACAATTTCTTTGCCATCATTAATTAAACATTCTTCTCCAACACATTCTTTTTCTTTTTCGTCTTCGTCTAAAAATTCGTCCAATTTATCCCCCAAATCTTTATTGATTTTATTTATGTTTTTATCTTCCATAATAATTGGTTTACTTATAAATATCATGTTCTTAAGAAAAATTACGATTAATATTCATTATTACCAATTCACCACCCTTTACGATTAAAATTTTTCCTTGATAATTATCCCATTCTATCTGATAATCTTTATAGTTAATATTACCAAAATCACCTTCAGTTTCTTTTTCAATTAATTTATTTAGAGCATTTATAGTATAAAAACATTCACCCTTTTTATGTACTATTATTGTGGTAGGGAAAAAGGAACTTATGTTAACTCTTTTACCTTCTGAAATGTGCACCCTAAAGGTTATAACCTTCTTTTCTGAGTCTTCATCTATGTCATATATAAAAACCCTTTCGTTTGGTACTTTAAATCTTTTATAAAGATATTTTTTAAAGCTGTCTATTTTATCATTTAAAACAAATGAAGCTAATGTAATTATTTTAGTAGTATTTTCCATATTTAACAACATAAGGAACTAGTTTATAGTTATTATCTAGTTTTTTTATAAATTCCTTACATTTATTAAATATTTCATTATCAATTAAAACACTATTTCTTAAATTAACTACTCTTGTTATAATACTATTGGTGCTTACCCCTATAAACTCTGTAACTTCTAAATTTATACCAAAAACGATATTTTCACCTAAGATATATAACATATTTTTATCAGTAAAATATGAAATAGATTCACTTAATGAATAGATTTTTTTTAATATTTTTTTAATCTTTTTAGGTTTATCATGTATTGGGTCAATATAAACATACGATAATTCACTTCCGAAATTATTATAACATTCCTGTTTAAATGTTATAATATCATCATCATAGTCCACCCTTCTTTCGGTAGTTGAGAATGTCCAATATAAATTATCACTGATTTGTTTATTTAAAATGGACACCTTATCCCCGAACATTTTTTTAGTTTTATCCCACCCAACAATAAGTGTGGGTAAAGAATTATCTACCGATTCAATTTCTTCAAATAACTTAAAATTATCTTCATTAATTTTAGAAGATGATACAATATTTCCAATATTCATATCACAAATATAAAGTATTTTTTAGTGAAAATCAATTACCCCCAATAAGAGAATTACCACCAACAATAGAATTACCTCCAACAATAGAAGTATCTGGTGCCACCTGTGATGAAGTATCGTTATCACAATCAGAAGCAGTACCTTCAATATTTATACCTATCAAATCAAATCTACTTAAAACCCTAGCAAAATTATCAAAACTTTTTCCAATTGTTCCTCCCTTTTCACCTGAAAGTTTGTCAACTGTTTTTGTGAAATTATTGGCACTACCACCTTTAGAGTATGAAAATGGGGAACACAACCCTAATTTCCATTTAAATAAAGAAACTTGTACAGCCAATAATTTATCCTCATTTATTTGATCTGGATCAGTAACTAAATCCACACCTAACACATATGTCGCTTCCTTATATTCATCCAAACCAACTATTGGTATGTACCCCCTTTTTCTATATTTATGTGCAATTGTTTGTACTTGCGTAAGGCTATATTTGGAATTTATTGTTGTTAACAACGGGTTATCGTCATCTGTTGTTGGGTTACCAAGTTTATTTTCTTTATCGTAGTATGATTGTTGTTGTCTGGTGGGTTTTTCAGTCACTGGCCAAGATTCAACAATGTGACTAAATCCATGATTGTTCGCATCAGATGACATTGTTAACATATTAGCTAACAACATAGTAACTTGAGATTTACTAATTATTGGGTCGGCACCAGCCGAAAATTGACTTTGTAATATAATACCTAAACCACTAGCGTTTGATTTTAATACCCCCATGTCTATTAATGCTTTTTCTGAAATTTGTGGTAAAGCAAATGGGGTATCTGGTTCTTTATTTATATCAATCCCAACATTATATTTATCAGGATTTTTATTGTTACGGAAAACAAACTCAACATCGTCTTCAATTGTTTCTGTTAAATCTGAATCTAAAAATGTGGTTATTTCCTCTACTGGTGGGCTTAATATTTTACTTTGCCGTAAACCACTAAAAGTAGTTGTCATATGATTAGGGGTTATTGTATGGTTAACATTAAGAACCATATATGCACCATTAAAAAACGGTACATTATCTAACTGGAAATACATCATTGGTTGTATGTTCATACACCCCAATGACTCAACTTCAGCTTTATATGATCTAGTTTTGAAAATTTTATATAAATCTGTTCCTTGATAAGATCTTTGTGTTCCACCTCTTTTATCTATTAAATCTGTTAAAGCTGCAAAATATTCTGCTGTTTCTCTATGTTCTTGTTGGTTTAACGAAACACTCTTAAACATTGTTTGATTTTCTGCCCCGTATGCAACTCTAAACGCTACTAAATTAAAGTCTTCCTCCCCACCGGTACTTTCCATATCTGGTGGTGGGTTTAGGAAAGAAAAACCATCATTTTTATATGTATACCTACTTTTTTCGTTTAAATCCAAAACTTCTGAAGTACCTCCTGCATATATACATAAGTAAGTTGGTCCACTGCTACTATTTCTTTGGGATATATTAGTTACCGGTTTAAATATATCTTTCATTTCTTCTTCATCTTTAAAGTTAATGTAACTAGGCATTATCTGAAATAAAAAATTACTGTCTCTTAGTATTTTTGATATGTAAAAATAGAAGTTAGTGTCCATATTTTCCGATAAGGTGGCAACACTATCTAAGTTTATAACTGCTTTATTTCCTATATCGTTAAACCCTCTATTGATGAATTTAAAATAATCTATAAGATTTTTTCCAGCTTCTCCACAAGCGTTATACGATAGTTGATCTTGTGGACTACCCGCAATCCATTTATCATATATATTTTTAAAATAGTTATACATTTGTAGTTTAATTGGTTCTAGCTGGGTATCTTCTTTTTCAATTACTGTAGGATCTTTTTCTTCTGTTGTATCCTCTTCCTTGATAAAATTATCAACAAAACTATTATAATAAACCTCAAAACCTTTTAGGCTTAATCCACTATCTAATGCGTTAGGGGTAAATATATCTATTGCATTTATTATTAAATTTATATTTCCAGATAACTTATTTGCTATAACTTCACCTATTTTATACTTAGCCGTAATATCCTCTTCCGTAGTATAAGACACTACTTTATTCTCGAAGGTTTCAAATTCCTCAGTTACCCACTGTGTAAAAAATTCAATTAATGTTTCTTTTGTTTTTGTGGGTAATGATGTTAATGATGTACTAATAGTGGGTGTACCATCATACACTTTATTAGCCCCTATAGTGCTCAAATATTTATTTATTGCAACTGAATTCACTTCTGAATTATTCCAGTCTATTGGGTCTGATGACTCTGTTGCCCTCCATAGTGTCCCAGCTATAAATAAAAGATAGTATCTGGGTAATCTTATAATGTCTAGGTATTTCCCATTATGTTTTTTGTTAATATAATTGTCGATTACGTGTTGAAATGGGACAAATGGTAACGTATTTAATAGTAATAACGCTTTAGATTTATTACCACCAGGATGTGGATTATTATATAATATACTAGACTCTTCAGGTAGGTTGGATGACGGAGATACAGTTGTTAAATATCTTGGTATCTCAACTTGTTGTCCACCACCGCTACCACTACCAGCGCTTAAAACATTTATGTAGTCAGTTTTAATCGGTGTATCCACATTATTAGTCGCACCTTCAGGGGGTTTCTGACCTCCATCGATTCGGGTTATATCATTCTCTTTTATTTGAAAGGTATTATTCGCAGTTTGTCCTTTTTGTAATTTTCCATTTACGACTTTTCCCCAAACACCGTAACTAGCATTTACAAAAACTAAATGATTTAGATATTGTGTATAACTACCTATGGTTTTATCGAATCCAGTTTGTACTGTTTGCCCAAATATATTTTCATATTTCTCCTTTTTCGTTACTTCCTTCCATAATTCAGATTTTGAATCTATAATTTTACCACTATTATCTTCTATTTCAATATACTCTACATCATCATTTCTAAAACCACTAATTTCTATGTCACCAAGTTTAGGTAAATCATCACCACTTTCGTTTATAATAGGGGTATTACTTTGTTCAATCACATATCCACTTGTTATCCCATTAGATATTATTGCATCTGACCCTGATTTGCTTAATTCTGTGGATAATACTTTTCTAATAGTAGATTCAAAAATAGATTTCTTCGCATCTATTGCGTCAAATATACCAAATGCTGATAACTGGGTTTCTGGCATTTTACTATAATTTTTACATACTGCATATCTAGTTAATAAAATATTATAAAATTGTTTTATTATCTCCTCGTCACCTTGTGATTCTATACTATTAATAAATAAAAATGGGTTGTCATTTGCAACATCTATTGGGTTATTTGGTACCCAAGAATTAGTGTCGAAACCTTGTTGTTTTAATTTACTTGTTTGTTTTCTAATCGTTCTTAATTCTGAACTACTTTTTGTTATCCCCTTAGCGACATCCTCAATAAATTTTATTTCAGGAAATGAATTAGTTGTTAGATTTAAATCTTTACTACCTATATATTTTTCCTGTGCTTCACCGTTATCCGGAATCTGTATAATCTTGGGAAATGCGTATATAGTTGAGTTCTTAAAGTCACCTGATTCATCAGTGTCTATATCAGTATCAAGAACATTCTTTTTTAACTCTTTTGCTCTCTCTTTAGTTTGTCCTTCTGCTTGCATAGCAACTTTATATGTTACATCTATTAAAGATTGCACATTATTACATAATATCTCAAAAACTGTTTTAACAGTAGGATTATAACCGATAGACTTTTTTAATTCTTCATTAATTTTAACATTAACAGACTTTGTATCTTCCTTTATTTGTTTATCAATATCAATTACCATTCTTTTAACCTCAGACCTCATTTTTCTAAAATCTAATACAAAAACAGGATCTTTCGATAAGAATTGGCTCTTGGCGGATGTTGGTCTTACAAATTGTGATATATCTACATCTCCATTTTGAAATTCCCCATTTATAGTGGTCGGTGATTGGAATTGACTTGAAATAGGGTTTGGTTGTTTTAATCCATCTATTGCCCCTATTAATGTAGTAGGAAATGACGGATACCCTTTTCCAGCGGTTTTAGTTGTTAGAGTACCCCCTGCGGTAGATACTTCTAAACCAGTTAAATAATCTATTCTCTCACCATCTCCTTCACTAATGGGGAAAATCGTTTCATTAATTATGGTATCACCGGCTATTATTATACCATCAACAATCCCATTTTTTAATTGTTTATAATTAACCACCTTAAACTTTTGATAGTCTTTTAATAAATCATATAATGTTTTCATGTAGTAATTTACAGAAACAATTGATGAATATTTAAAAATTAAGTAATCTCTAATAGATAAATATTCTTGATTTAATATTAATGAACCTTCACCTTGAATTTCTGATGTTTCAATAACGTCTTTGTCGTTGGGTATCTCATTATATGGGGTTTTAGTTGTTGGGTTTCCTCCTTCCTTTGGGATGGGTGCACCTATAAATGATTGTATACGTTTTAGTTTTTTCTTTTGTGTGTTTAGTATAATTAATTTTTTATAGGTATCATCATTAGATTTAAGAAATTCTAAATCAACTTGTAGTTTACTAATTTTTTTTATAAATGCATCTAAAGATGGTGTAGGACCAATGTCAATCATTTTATCTGGATATACAGGATCTTGTGCCTTCATAGGTAAATTAGCCAACGCTTCTTTACCTAAATCAGTATTGTTAACACCTATTACATTCCCTATTGTTATATCAGCTAAAAATGCTTGTTGAAACCCTAGAAAATTTGCGGATATATTAAAATTACCTGTACCTGGGTCAAATTTAGATGTCCAATTAACCATATGCAAACAATACTCAACTGGGTTACCAAAATAACCCTTTACCGTAAGATTAAAAATTGGGTATGGCATTTTGAAAAATAAACTGTAAGGGGATTTTCTATTATCTTGTTCTATAACATCAAATAACGCACTTCCTCTCACATCTGTAAATGAAATATCAACTTGAGGTACTAAACTAGCGTTATATTTTATTGAGATATTTGTAATTCCAAACCCTTCTAACGAACCATTACTATATGAATTTTTGACGCCACCTATATCTGTGTAATTTGTTGTGGCATAAGATTCTGTTTTACCCATTAAATTTTTTAAGGGTTCCCCTGAAGCATCATATTTAACTTCTGACGCAATAAAATTTATTTCTCCATCTCTCGATTCATTTATTGGTGAATCTGAATCTGTTAGTGTTACAACACCCCTACTTCTTTCTGTTGCAGTGAATTTAACATATATGAACATGTCTTCCGCAGGTAATACTCCACTTCCAGGTGGGTTGGGGTCAATTAAAAATAAACCTGCTCCCTTATTCTCAACTTTAGGTTCTTTACTCGCCATATAAATTATTAACTATTACTTCCGTACAAAGTTTCATATCTTTGTACCGCTCTTATGTATTGTTGTAAACTATCTTTAAATGGGAATGGGATTCTAATAATCTCGTTATTAGGGATGTCCCCTTCGACACCACCATATTGTGGATTAGCTAACATTATTAACCACCCATGATATGGATTACTATAGTATTGTTGACTTAATTTATCCATCCTATCTCTTTCGGTTTTATATACCACAGTTTTATCGCTAGATTTTGGCTCTATCTTTATAAATGGTAGTGGTGTGTATTTACCATTAAAATTAAACTTTTGATATCTATTGTAATATTCTGTTCCCATATTTTAATTTAGTTTATTATTTCTTATAGTAAATGTTTTTATTTTACGAGTTGCTTTCTCATTATCTATGTAATAAGTTGTAACAACAACATTAGGTATAATATCTTCTAACGCTTTAATTTCAGCTTTTTTACTAACAATCTCAGATAAAATATTATATTTTATATTAGGATTTGTTTCTGATGCATAATTAGCTGTTAATGTGGTTATTTCAGATTCTATGGTTACTATCTTTTCTGAATTAATAAAAGCAATGGAGAATTTCTTTATACCACTTATATCAAATACATCACTACTTTCTGAAAATTGTTCTTTAATCCATTGGGATTCATCAATACTATCCGTTATTATTACCTCTATATTACTATCGGGTACTGTCGGTACACCTGCCACCAATGACTCAACATAAATATTTTTATTACTAGCGTTTATTATTAATGTTGGTGGTGTTTCATTAGGTGGTGCTACATCAATAGGGTTATCTGGGATATTTTCATCCATTTGATTTAATGGAACAGACTGTTTTATCGCACCATCAGGTGCGTCACCAATTAGTGATAATTTTTTTAATGCGTTTTGGAGTTGTGGGAACATAGCCTTTTTACCATCTACAATTCTAGCACCTATAAACCTATCTATCTCAATCCTATCTGATCTTCTTTCATACATCTCAGTATTTGCATAATAGTTAAATGATAATGCATTTTGTAGTCGGTTAATTGGTCCTTGTAGTGATTGACCACCTATTATATCTATACTCATAGTGATATCTGCCATCATTGGTTGTACCCCTATCCCTTCAGGGTTAAGATCCCATTGTGGTGCGTTACCAGTATTATAATTTATTGTTAAACTATTAATTACTACTTTTGTATAAATAAAATCCCCAATTCTTAATATACACACTGGTGGTCTACCGAATGATAAATTTTGTGGTTGGATGGTATCATCTTTATCATATATACTTGGTCCTTGTCTAGTACATTGCTGTAAAAAGGTAACTCTAGTATTTAACCCTTCGGGTGTTGTAGAATGAAACCCAGGGTGAAAATATTTTATTTTTTCTGAGATACTAGCAAAATAGTTTGGGTAAGTTTCGTTAACGTAATCAAAATATTTTGATTCATCTATCCTAACGTTATCAAAAATTTGTGAATCTACTGGTAATGCTGCTAAATCTCCTGGTGGTTCAATACTTTTATGTTTAGCACTTTTATCTTTGGTAGCATCATACGATACTATCAAATCCACTCTCCTACTTTGCGGATCATTCGCCAATTTAGATACAGTAGATTTAGTTTGTATAGTAAAATTAATCCCTTTTAATGTTTGTAAAACGACAGATACTTGCGTTTTAACATCAGTTACTCTTTCGGATGCTAAATCTTTAGGGTTTGATTCATCACTAGACGCAAAACCATTTATAGTAACCTTAACTGTTTTATTAGTTGATTTCTGTTGAGATAGAAATAATGTAATTGCGGGTGAATCAATATTAACACCAGCTGATTGATTTTTAGTGTAAAATAATTGATTTTTTTCTTTAGCGGTATAATTAGAAGATGTTTGTTGTTGTTGTTGTTGATTTAATTTTTTTTCAATTTGGTTTTTTGCGTTTTCACTTACACCATCGGTTTTATCTAAAAAATCTAAAAATTCTTGTGGTGATAAACACCCTGCAAAAAATCTTTCTATTTCATTTGTTCGTTTACCTCTATATGCATTAATCACTTTAGGGTGATCCACCAAAACTTTAAACCTAAGTTGGCCACTTCGTGTTGAATTATTATATGTATAAACTGGTTCACCCCTACCTATAAAATCAGTTTTTGTCCAATTCGCACTTATATTTTCATCAAAATTTAAATCGTAAGGGGGAAACCACATAATTCTACCTTTATTATTACTCATTGCATCACCAGGACCAATTTCACTCATAGGTAAATCCGCTAAATTATCAGCCCAAGCTAAATTTTCCAAAGATAACATATATTTTTTATATGTTGTTTTGGAATCATCTGCAACTGGAAAGGTTTTAACTATACCATTTTGACCTAATACACTTAATGCCGCATTGTCAGAGGTTACAGAAAATCCTGGTTTTGATATATCATCTGAGCTAAACAACCCACTTTTCCTTATTGCGTTTTTATATGAATACCCATCTTCCACTGTCCATACCCTACAAAATTTACCATTTGCAATTGCAGATTGGTAAGATTCTTTACTTATCGCATTACCCCTACTAATTAATTGATCCTTTGTTTTATCTTTAAAATATTTTTTTGTTTGATCAATGAAAACATCATCTGGATTTTCATTAACAAGGTCTTGTGTTGCAGATAATATAGTTTTATCATTAAAATTATTATTATCTGTACTCCAGTAAAACTTCTGGTTTACACTGGTAATCCCTCCTGACTCACCAGGTGAGCTACTACCATCAGCACCATTAAACTCATCAGAAGTAAATACTTTAGTTACTTTAGACCCTCTATTTGTGCTTCTTTCACTACCAATATAATAACGACTATTAGTACCATCATTAGAATCACTAGCCAATCTTCTATCTTCATAGTTTGGGACATACATGTTTAACCCTAAAGCATTAAACAAAAAGGTAGATGAATTTATTCCAGTTCTAGTTAATAACGTATTAACTCTTTGTTCTGTGGATAATATCGCTTCAGTATCACCATCTGATGAACCACCTATTTTATTTGATTTGGATAACCTATTATATTCTTGCCAACCAACAGCACCAAAAGGTAAACTATTTAACACAATTTCTTCTCCCTTCATTGAATTAGAATATTCTCCAGCTTCATTTTCTGGTGGGTTAAAAGGTGTTATCACCCAATTATTTAAAGATTCTGAAATAACTTGTTCTTGAACTTGAGCAACTTTAGCAATAACAACATCTTGCAATTTCTCCGCACCTATTATTCCCAAAGATGATTCATTTTGAAAGGTTAGTGAACTTAATTTATCTACTACATTGAATGGAAAATTAACATATGGTTTAATACCACTACTTAATAATGAAAATTGTTCAGTATTTGAATATGCTGGATAAGGACCCCTTACCTTAGTAGATGAATCTGAATAAGGTTCAGAAGGTGTATTGAGTTGGAAAGTTTCATATTCATCATTTAATGGGATAAATCTATTATTATTAACATTAAATTCATTTCTTCTAACCTGTCCAAATGGCAATATTTGTTCATCCTCATCGTAATGGGTAGGAATATTCTCACTTTCAGTCCCCCAAATAGGTGTAGTAATAACTGTACCTATATCTTGAAGCGATGAAGCAAACCCAGAATGGTCAACAGAATTAGTTACAGGTGGTGGTAAATTCCTAAGTAATAACTTATTTCTAAGTTCTTCAGTGGTTAAAATACCGAATTGGGTGGTGGTTAATGTTTGATTTAAAATCCCGGACATATATTATTCTTTCTATATAAATATTTAAAGAGTAAATTTCAGGGAATAAATTAATGAGAACTTTATAATTATAAGAATATTAAGTATATTATACTTGTTTTATTCTTGTTTTATTATTGTTTTAGTTAATTATTTATTTTTAATTTGTTCTAGTTGGTCCAATATACAAGGAAAATTTTAGTAAGTAAAGGTCAAAATGAAAATAAATATTTTTTTTAGGATAATACATTATGAATAAACCGATGTTATCTTCATTATATTCAATAGATCTACCGCTTCTTTTCCTGTAGGGACACCACTATTTTCTTTTATCTGCATTACAGCTTTTTGAGCTATCTGCTCCATTAGTTCTTTTGTAGCTACATCCCTTAAATAAGTATCACCGTTTATATTGAAATTAATTTCCAGTGGTTCCATTTTTATTGTGCTCGTTGTTTGATTCACCGCAGCTCCTTTATTATTACCAACACCAGATGTATCTGGCATAAGTATTTTGGAGGTATCTTCAGATACTGGATTTAAAAATTTTAATACGTTATTTCCACCAAATGTTATATTTGTCCCATCTGTAGGGTTAATATTGATCTTATCAACCTTATCGGTAACAGATTTAATTGCATCAGACATTACTTCATCCAACTTCTTTTGTTTATCTTTAAATTCGTCACCTTTACCACTTACCCAAGTATCTCCCATACCCCTTCCAGCCGCTTTTTTTATTGATACCCCAAGATCATCCAGTTGTTTTATACTTTCTTTTGTCGATCTTTCAATAGCCTTATAATAATCAATATCTTGAACAAAACCAAATTCAAAACTCTTATACATGTTGTCTAAAGTTTCATTCGTTCTTTGAGATTGGTACAACATCTCATCCATATATTCTACCTCATTTTCAGGTGCTTCTAATAACATTTTTGCTTGTCCACTTGTTAATTCATCAATAGATTTAGTTACCTTTTCACCATTTTTATCTCTAAAATCAACTTTAAATTCCCCATCTTCCATTCTAGCCAATGAGGAAATTCCCTCCATCTCATCTTCACTAAATACAGACCCAGATAATTGACTTTTAATATCTTTCATTTTTGATGATTGACGAGCCATCTCCACCATCTTTTCAGTATTAATACCCAATTGTTCTCCAGCAGCTTTTAATTGCATTCTTGCTTCGGCAGGTAATTCATATTCTCCAGATACTTCATTAAATTGAAGCATATTTTCAGTCATGTCTTGTAATTTTTTCGCCAATTCTTCTGGTTTGTTACGAGCCAAATACATCGTCTCAAAAGGATCCCCGAATGCTTGTGCGATATCACCACCCAACATTTGTAAGTTTGCTGCTGCCTCTAACGCCGCTTCTGGTTGGTAGAATTTTTCTGCCATTCCTAAAACATCACTTACATCAATCCTCATTTTAACAGCTTGTTTAGCCATTTCTGTCATTCCTTTCACTCCCCCTCTAAAAGAATATGATTGCATAGATTTCATATTCGCTGCCATCATTTTTGACACTTTAGAAGAATTTAACCCTATAGCTTGTGATTCTGTAACCAATTCTACCATCCTCTTTGTTGCTTCCTCATTAGAAACACCCATTAAATCTAATGTCTCATATAAACTAGTTGCTTGATCACCATATAAATTAGTTGCTTTTTCAAGTTTAAATATATTAGATACTTCTTCATCACCTAATATTCTTACTCTACCTGAACTATCGGCAAACTCTTTATATATTCTTTCTGCATCACCAATATCACCACCAAACTTAGAAATTTCTGTTAATGCCCCCTTAAATTCTTGAGATAAAGCTGCACTTCGTTTTGTACTTAACCCTATACTTATTGCAGTATCCTTATACCCCTTTGCTATTGCCTCACCTAACTTATATTGTTGTTCAGCGGACTGAACAAATTTCATCATCTCATCACGCATGGATACGATAGTACCCTTCATATCTGTCAAAACATTCCAGCTATCACCCAGTTTTGAGGACATTTTACCAGCACTAACTGTGGTATTTTCGATCTCTACCCTTAAACCTTCAATTTCACATCTTAGACATTTTATCTGTGCAGCCCAATCCGTATTACCTGGGGCAAATGTAGAGTCATCACAACAATCCGCCATAATAATTATTTTTTAGTTTTTTTATTTTTAGTTTCAGTATTTTTATCACCTTTTACCTCTTTAGAAAGTTTTTTTTCTACTTGATTAATACGATCACTTACATTTTTAAGTTTTTCTAATAAAAATTTATTTACATTCATAATTTAATATTATTTAAGAGATTTAATTTCAAAGTTACATTTTTCCTCATCCCCCTTAAAATTTTCTTTACCTCTTCTATATATTAATCTTATTTTACCAGATTGTTTTTTACCGATATCTAATGTATTATAATGCAACCTAAAATAAAAGGATTCTGTCAAACTTTTAGTCCTCATATCAATATATTTGTATCTGTCATTAATTGAATCTACATTGAAAAACATTCTCCCACTTAATTTACGATTCATTTCTTTATTACCGTATTTTTTAATATTTAATATAATTTCCTCTGGGAAGTCAACCTCAATATAGGAATATAAATCACCAGTTTTCGTATCCTGCATACCCTTAATTAACCTTTTTAATTCTGCTAACTCATCTCTAAGGGATGATATCCCTTCTTTAGTTTCTTTATCTTCTTTAGAAACCCCCTCTGCTTCTTTTTCTTTTTTCTTTAGTTTTTTCTCCTTTTTCTTTTTTTCAGCATCCAAATCATCTTTTATAGCTTTTGCGGTTCTTCTACGTACAACTCCTGCAGGTCCACCAGTTAAAAAGGCACCAGCATCTTTTAATAATTCCATGGGGCTTAAATCAACCTCATTCAATAACCCATCAATATCGGAATTAATTTCCTCAACTAACCTGTTATGTTTTTCTAAGTTATTTTGATTAATCATATTCTTATGTTTTATTTATAAATATAAGAAAATGTGGATTATTCTTCTTTAGGTCTTAAAATGTTAATGTAATACTTACGAATATGAGTTGGCATAATAATTGCATCACTATATGTGAATCCATGTTTCACTAAAATAAATATTTCATTTAAATAATTTGTGGTAAAATTATTATATTTCAGGATTCCAAAAACTCCGTCCCAATCTAAGAAAGCAAGATACGGATTCACCCCCCTGAATCCTAGCTGTTGTGTTAAAATCTATTCCTGGTTCAATTTCAGTTACATACTTTTTAAATTTTCTAACATCCAAAAGATTTAATGTTTTAAGTATATGTGAGATTTTCATTTTATCCCTGACACCATCTATTTCCATTATACTTCGTTCCAAACGTAATGAAGATGAGGTGGAAACACCATCATTTTTTTCTTCATTTTCTTTATCCATAATGTCAATGTCAGATTCATCCTTACCAGTTAATAACCTAAATTTAATTTTTTTATTTGAGGTTGGTAACGCAAAATCAAATTCTTTGTTATTGTCAGGTGTAATTTCAAGTTTTTTAGTAGTTAAAATAGTTAAATCAATAACCCCCTCAACAACTTTTCCAGATTCATCGATTACCAACTGACGATATTCGTGACCTAATCCTGTTGCCCTTAAAAATAATAATATAGCTATTCGATCCCCAGCTAGTAAATCATCCACATCGAAACCTAATTCTTTAACTTTATTTTTTAATAATACATCGATAAACTTACCATTATTTAATAAGTTTGGAGATGTTAATATGTTTTCATCATATGCAGTTAAATACTCTACTTTAACTGATGATTTTCCATTGGGGTATAGAATGCCTTGTGACGGCAATTCAATTACATCATACGGTACCTTATACTCTGAAGGTGTATAATTCGGGTCTACAAAACTTTTATCTTCCATGAAACTAATTTAATAAATTTTTATTTTAAGTAAAGTTTTAACATAGAAACCCTACCAGTCATTCTTTTCATTCTTTTCTTTCTTTTCCTCTACATATTCTCCCTCCCCACTTTCACCCTCTCTTGGTGTATATGTTACGACATCTGTTGGTGTGTTTTCCAATAATTCCGGGTAACATGCCATACTATTAGCCGTACACCTCGTATCGAATTCATCCCATGAAGGAGATTCTTTAAATATATTTAATGCTTCGTCTCCGTTAAACCCTATGAATTCCATAATATCTGCTGTGGTTACCTGTTGTCCCTCTGTCGATTCCCCACCTATTAACTGCATTGCTTCTGAGTATTGTGATTCAAATACTTCTTCAGAAGTTTTATCCTTATATAAGTCACACCACACACCTTTATTTTTATCATCTACAGCATGTAATGATGCATCAATCTTTTGAAAAAGCCCGGCACATTCTTTACTATTTGTTTTTTTCCCATTTACGTCAGTATCCCATTTTTTACAGTAATTCTGTTGTGATTTATTTAATCTATTCGCAATCTTTTCTCGAAATAAATCACCAAATAATCTAATACCCCATAATGGATAAAAACATGGTGAGAATGCCAATTCCCCATCTTGTATAAGGTTTAAGTAGTTACCAAAATCAATTTCAGGATCTTGACCACCTTTTTCTGAATTAGAGGCATCACAAAGTTGGTGAATGAAAAAGTAATATCCTATAGCATGTAAACTAAGTCTAAACAAAACAACAGATTTATACGATTTCATAAACCCTGATTTATTAACCCCCCCGATAGCATAGGGATTAAACATAGTTGCCAAAACCTCATTTTTTACTCCCACATAATA